CGTTAGTAGTGCTATTATTTAATCGTAACCAAGTCATAACCATTAACCGGAGCTCCTGACCGGTCAGTAATGCTGCTCGACACAGTTGCAATACGGATGGTGGCTGGGGAACATACCTACCTACTTAGATTTAAACTCAGTTAGGCCCGCTGAAAATGCGGGCCTTTTTTTATCTCAGGCTCCCGGAACTCCCATCACTCGTCTTGTCGTTAATTCGTCCGGAGAGCCTGATCCCAACTACACACAGCACCCCGGAATTATCGGAGGTGAGAGATGTTTCGAATGGACAAAATAACCACCGGCGCAGCTTATGGCGCCTCTGCGGGGAGCGTGTTGAACGGCATTCTTAACGCATACAGCCCTGAGCAGTGGAACGCCATTGGCGTACTGGTGGGCATAGTAGTTGCTGTTCTTACGTACCTGACAAATTTGTACTTCAAAATCCGCGAAGAAAACCGTCGCAACAGGAGCCAGCATGAACCCGACATTGAGGAATAAGCTGGTTGCCGCGATTGCTGGAGGTTCGGGAGCCATCACGATTGCAGCGGTTATGCTGGGCAATGCTGACGGACTGGAAGGGCGAAGGTATTACGCCTACCAGGATGTGGTTGGCATATGGACCGTATGCGACGGACACACTGGAGCTGACGTTCGGCGCGGTCACCGCTATACCGACCGGGAATGCGATACCCTATTGCAGTCAGACCTGCAAGGTGGCAGCGGCCATCGATCCGTTGATTAAGGTTCGTATCCCTGAGACCACCAGGGCGGCGCTTTACTCGTTCACTTATAACGTGGGCGCTGGCGCAGTCGGCAAATCCACGCTGATGAAAAAGCTGAACTCAGGTGATGTAGCTGGTGCCTGCAAAGAGCTGCAGCGCTGGACATATGCTGGTGGGCAGCAGTGGAAAGGCTTGATCACCCGACGCGAGATTGAGCGCTCAGTCTGTGAGTGGAGTCAGAAATGAAGATCCGTTACCAGATAATCATCTTCGCGTTCGTAGTGTGTGTGCTGGGCGGCATTGTCTGGTCTGCCAGCCACTACCACGATAAATACCAGGCGGAACGGTTACGCGCTGACGCCGCTGAGCAGAGCGCTAACGCCGCAGAAGCGATCACCGCCAACGTGATTCAGGCCGTGAACATCATCAACGCCATTTCAGAGGCCAACCAGGATGCAAAGAACCAGATCGCACTGGAGTCACAGGGAGCCAAGGCAGATATCAAAGTGGCTATTGCGAATGATGACTGCGCTCATCGGCCTGTGCCTCCTGCAGCTGCTGACCGGCTGCGGCAATTGGCGGATAGTTTACGTACCGGTTCCGGTAGTGCCGCTTCCGGCAAACCTGACAGCTGAGACGTCGCAGCCAGCCATTCCCGAACCGCTGACCTACGGGGCAAGTCTGGATCTGAATGTCAGTCTGCTGTCGGCGCTGGGGCAGTGCAACATCGATAAGGCCAGTATCCGGAAGATTGAAAAATGGCGGGTTTCCCCGCCTCTGAATTAACCAACTCGAATAGTTGGGAAAACGTTACGAATGTGATGAGCGAAATATGAGCCTTTTGATGGTGCCTCCATCAAACACTGATACGTCGTCGCTGGGACTGCCCGGTACTGATAAATCCCGCCACTGAGGAACGCTATTTCCAGAATGTGGTTGCCAGGATCATATCCAACAGAGTGAATATTTGAAGATGCAACAGTTTGACGAATCACAAGAAGTATCTCGGTTACATGGCAAAAGCGCCAAAGAAATCGTAGAGATATTTGAGACTTATAACTTTGTCGATGATCATGGTCATCGTCTGGATATGTGTCAGGACTTCATCGACTTAGTGAAGGCAGCGACGGAAGTAGATAAGGCCATTCCAAAGCTCACCTGCTGGTGGGCTTGATAATGGATGCACTGCAGTGAATTTTATTCATTTGAAAAATGCTGCCGCAGGATCTTAAAGAAACGCTGCGATAGCATGAACATAGAGGAAATAATCACCATGCTTATTGCTGCTTGCAGCAGCCATGACCCCTCGTAGATTACTTCGCCGAACTGCTTACCCAACGTGGTAGCTGCATAAAAAGTCGCAAAGTAGTACCAGCCCCTGAACAAAGAATATTTGAAAGACATAAAGGCCCCTGTATTGGTGTGGTTTAAACCACTATCCACCTTGTTTTGAAAATTATCAACGGTTCACAAAAGGGCATGTTCAGGAATTTTTATTGCCATCGCCATGGCTA